TTGAACTGAAGGGAAGCATTAGTTGCAGCTTGGTCCGTGAACAGAGAGGTCATTCGTTGTTGTGTTTTAAAGATAGTAGTCTGTTGTTCGTTGCTCAGGTTCTGCATCTCAAACTGTGCAGTAGTACTTGCATCCTGAGAGGCAATACTGATAGCTGACTCCATAGCAGCCTGTACGACAGCAGCACCAGCTATACTGGAGGCTCCCATACCACGGGCTTGCATGACACCCATAGCTTGGCGCATAGCGCCTGAAGCCCACACAGGTGACTCTCCACCCTCAAAGTCCTGCATTAGCTTAGTGAGCTGACCTTGTACTGTAGCGTTAGCAGAGGGAGCAGCAGTAGCAGCTTCGGTTTGGTCAATGATACCTTCTGCCTCAGCTGAAGCAAGAGCAGCGTCCATCGTATTAGTGACAAGAGGTTCTGGTACTTCAGCTTCTACAACATCAGCAGGAGCTACAGTTTGTGTAGCAGCAGCAGGCGCAGCAGGGGCTTGACCAATAGCAGCGTCAATAAGTTGACCCGGACTAACCACTGTTGTAGCTACAGGTGTCTGTGCAACAAGAGCTTCAGGGTTTGAGTTTGCGTCTACAACCATTTGCTGTTGGGCAGCCTGTACTTGATCAGAGACCACAGCGTTAGCAGCTGCAGCTTCTTGTTCAGCAGCCTGAAGGTCTAAGATCAACTGGTCAACCTGAGGCTGCAACGATGGGTTGTCCACAAGCTGTGGAGTCAGAGTGTTTAGCTGAGCTTGTATTGCTGCTACTGACATTTATATTACCTTCTTTGTGTTGTAGTATAGTCTATTGTTCTTGTGAGTGCAAGTGTTTAAAAAGAGATAGACAACCCTACGACAACATCTCATCCCGCGCCAATCCCGAAAAACGTATCCATCTGTTCCGCTGTGACTTTCGGGTCTTGTGCCGTCATTAGGATCAGAACGAGTGTGTCAGTCCGCCAAATCTTTTGCCGCGTTCTGACCGACATTCGCATTGCAAAACGATCAGCTTCGGGAAGTGTAGCAATAGCGTTTGCAGCAATGGTCGGGATTGCCACACCAGCAGCCCATTCTTCAGCTTCGGTTTCTGTGACCCAACCGGCGTTTGCCGCGCCGATAGCAAACAACGCACGGGTCATTGATGTGGCGTTGCGACGGGTTGCTAGGACCGCTGGTGACTCTGTGCTTGGAACCTTGATAATCATTCGCCAACTCCGTCTGTTAGTTCCACTTCGTTCACTGTCCATTCGTCGCGCCATTGGCGATCTGTCGGGATTTCGGACACGTCAACAATTTTATATGACTTGCCTGTTGGCACATCCTTGGCCGCGATCTGTTCAATCGTCAGGCCGCAATCGCAAGGGATGATAATTACCACGCCGCCATTGTCGTTTTGGTATATAATACGTTTGTTTTGCATGGGGTTTCCTTTCATCGGAAGATTGCGATGCAAACTGTAGACTGGTCTTGGCTTATATCGCCGAACGAACCTGCCCGGGTTCTAACTCTGACTGCCCCAGTTGATAGCGCTTCTAAGTTAAACTTTACGTTCTGTCCGCTTGTTATGCCGGAAACAGCATAATCATTATCCTGCATGCCCGTCGCAAAATTCACCCTATAATCTCCAACCCCGAAATCCGTAATACTCGACACGTTGCCACTATCGCGAATAGCCACCGTGCCCGTGCCGTCGAAATTCACCCAAGCGCGGCAGGCGTATAGTGGCGCGGAACCGCTTGCATTGAGCGCAGCAGGAATCGCACGATCTACAAATGCAGTCGTAGCCGTTCGGGTAGTGCTATCCCCCAATGGAGTTGTGACCGACCTTGGAAAGCCTGTGAATGTTGGACTGTCAAGAGGAGCTTTAGTGTCTAGCTGTGTTTGGATAGAAGACGTGACACCGTCTACGTAGTTAAGTTCCGCAGCCGTCGCTGTTACACCCTCAAGGATGTTAAGCTCGGCAGCAGTAGACGAGACCCCTAGGGTAAGAAGAGCAGCAGCAGCATTGGCATCATCTACAAGGGTTTTACCAAAAGCTGATATGGTTGTGTTAGCAGGGAGTGCAAATGTCTTAAGGTCTGCATCTACTTCACTAGTCATAAGGGCACCAGCAGCAGTAACATTAGTTACGTCGGTTACGTCGGCACCGGCTTCGATACCAGAGAGCTTTGTCTCTTCAGCAGAGGTGTAAGAAGCAGTGGTATTATCAAGCACTGAGTCGTACGCTTGTACGTCAGAACCAATAGCTAGACCAAGGGAAGTACGAGCTGTGCTACCACTTTCAGCAACCCAGCTAGACCCATCACCTACAATTATGTTACCATTGGTAACTGCAAGAGCAGCAATGTCGTCTAGCTGGGCATCGTAAGCCTGTACGTTAGCGCCTATAACAACTCCAAGAGCTGTACGAGCAGCCCCAGCAGACGTAGCACCTGTTCCACCTTGCGCTACAGGGAGTGCGGTGGTTAAAACAAGGTCGTCGAGGTACCCTGTTGCCCACCGTACAGCAGTCTTACCTAAGTCATACGCACTGTCAGTCTTAGGGGAGAAGTCTCCAGAGGCACCTACAAAGTCTTGTGCAGGTCCAACTACTGTGATAGCACCACCCTCAGCAGGAGCACCATCGTGTGTGTGACCAGTTGCAGCTACAAAGGCTGCAAGGATAGCATCAAACTCACCGTCTAAGTCATCAGCGTTGATAACTCCTGCATCCGCGATGTCATTGGCAGTATCGTTTCTAACGTAACCAGTTCCCATTTTATTTCCTGTCTTCGGTTGAGTATTCAAGTATCACTGTATCTAGTACAAAAGGAGGTCCACCTTCAAACTCGTACTGTAGGCTTACGGTAAAGAAGGAACCGACAACACGACTCTCCAGAGATGTATCAGGGTTACCACCGTAAGTACTAGCCCCGTAAATAGCTGTACCGTACCGTGCGAAAGAACCCCCACCCGAGAAAGGTACGGATGTAGGTTGAATCTTTCCTGGCTTATTAAAGTCATACCTCAGGGTAAGTGTACCAGCTACAGACCCCTCAGGGTCAAAGTATGTATCTACTTTATAAGCTGTCTTACGTAAGCGAGGATCAGACACAGACATAAACGGTGTGTAGTAGAGGCCTACAATAGGTTCACCATCAAACGTATTACCGGACTCTAGAAGGTACACGTACTCATCGTCGTTACTAAACAACGAAACTTCTACATCAGCCACGTAGGTAGACGAGGACCTGTAGGCTTTTATACCTTGGGAAGTTCCCCAGTTAATGCTCTGTGCGTTCTGGTCGAGGAACTGAACACCTATGTAACCTCGGGAGTTTGCTTTGGTTGATCCTTGCTTGTACTTAAAAATACGATACTGGTTCTTTTCTCTGATGACAGTTGACGTGTATGCAGCAGAGGTTTCTATGTAAGACACTAGGTCTTCCTGTATCTGGCGTGATGCTAACGAAAGGTTAAAGTCACCGATACGCTCAGTGGCACCAAGAAACCGAATACCATCAGGTCCGAGGAACATTACATCACCACCAACCTCCTGTACTGTATCGCCAGAGACACACCCAAGGTCAGCAGTAACTGAGGTAATAGCAAAGTCAGATAAACTTGAACCGAGTAGCTTACGTATATCCGTCTGAGAAAAGTTTATAAGCTGCTCTCTAAAGGTAATCAAACCTGAGCAACTAGAAGGCAACCTGTAGTTCCCTGCCCCGTTACCGGATTGAAAGTCTTCTTCTGCAAAGGGAGCACTGTAAGACACTAGGTCTGACTTAGCAAAGAACAGATGGTTCTTAAACTCCTCCACAAACTGAGCACCAGTGATGTCAGAAACACCTTGTATCGTCCTGTAGGTGGAGTCTGTAAACACAGCTGGGTTATTTGTTGAGTCCACCATAGCAGTCTTAAGTGTGCCGTTGAAGTTAAACTCTCTGAACCTTGCTCTTGTACCCCCTGTATGAGAAGTACTCAGGAACGTAAGAGCAGCATTGTCTGCTGGTGAGGACGCAAGAGCAGGTGTAATAGTTAGAGTAGACGCACCAGAAGAAACGGTAGGTAACGCTGTTATAGTGTAAACGAGTTCTATCCCAGCCACACTAAAGGTGTCTCCTATTTGAGGCACGTAGGTGTCCGAGGCAATAGCGTCTACATCGAGTGTTGTCCCTGTCTGTGAGCCAGAAGCAACAAGGGGAGAACCGTAGCTTGGAGTGCTGACCTTAATCCAACCTAAACCACCACTACGCCACACTGTGCCGCCTCTTAGAGCGTAGGCAACACTGCCAGCTCCTGAGTAGTACACACCTTCAATGCGTGACTGACCGAGTGTAAACGTAACCACAGCTTTATCCGCAGGGCTAGAGTCCAGAGCAGGAGTAATCGTAAGAGTAGCTGACTTGTTAGCAGCACTGAAGGTAACACCTGTGACAGTGTACGTCCCTGCAACACCCGCCACAGTAAACGTGTCGCCTACAACAGGGGACTCATGTGTGTCTGCTACTAGAAAAGTAGTTCCTGATTGACCAGAACCCTGTGCAACCACAGAGCCGTAAGCAGGTACAGGGTTGTCGTCATACTTAGTAAAGCCGTTGATACGGCGATAACCCCCCTTAGTGGATGGCTCAAAGTTCTGCAGAAGTCTTGCTGACCCTGGTTGCTTGAGACCCTGCTGCAACCTCGATAGGTTAGAGACAAGACCACCAGTCAGCTCAACAGGAAATGTTTCCCAGCGTATTGGCATTAGTTGTTCCCTGCTGCTGTTGGACTATGGCCTACTCGTGTGTCACGTACATCTTCGTAGCGGTTTATGTAGACCTTACGCATGTCTTGTATCTGGCTAGTAAACTTAGAGGAGGCTCTGTCTTGGCTTTCTGTATCGGACTGAAAGTTATACACGTAAACAGACGCACCTTCAGTAATAATATGACGAAAGGCGTTAGGCACAGACGGTACATCGCTGTACAAAATAAGGTCCACTGGCAGTGCGTAGTACTCATACACAAGCTCGTAGGCTTCCTTAGGGGAAGGGTAAACAATGAACTCTAAGTTAGGTGTACGGACCACCCTACGGGGCACAGTCCTGATACCTGTATCTGTAGAGTTATACTCGTCGTCGATGTGTTTAGAAAGATATTCTTCGTAGTCCATCTGCCTAAGGTGAGTAGTTGTGTTACCAAAGGTAGCGTTACGTTTAATACGGAAGACATTAAAGTCAACAGACTTTGCGTTTGTTGGGTAAGGGTAACGCATAACCCCAGCTGTCAGAGTTTCTTCTTCTTCAATGTAGTTGAAAGGCCAGTTAAACTCCTGTTGGTTAATCGTTCGGATAGCACTGTTCACCCCCTCTTTGACAACAGAGTAAACCCCTGTCGCAGAAGCAAGAGTGGTTGGAGTGAGAGGAGTCTCATTGAAGCGACCGAGCACATCGTTGACAAGACCTAGGTAATTATATGACATTACTTCTCCCTAATCGAAAGTTTAATCTTCCGTTCACTTACAAGGCTGTCAGTACCAAAAGTAATAGCGCAGGTGATAACATACGTTGCGTTGGCTGTTCCTGCTGAAAAGACAGCAGAGCTTACTGTGCTCGTATTAGAGGTGTTGTCTAAGGACAGACCGTTTACAGACTCAGTTGCAGACACAGCCGTCTTTACACCGCTGGCGTTATCAATAAACCAGGCAACAGACGATATAGTCTTGGTCCCTAGAAAGCGAGACCAGTCAAGAGAGTAGTCTAGTTTTTCATCTG